CTGTCTGGATGGACGAGGAACAGCAGTATTCTCTTTCTGATGATACATTTGGGCAGGCATCGCTTTCCGCATATAAGCTGGGAACAGCAATCAAGATTTCTGAGGAACTTCTCAATGATTCTGTATTTGATTTGCCGTCCTACATTGCAAAGGAGTTTGCAAGAAGAATCGGTGCAAAGGAAGAAGAGGCTTTCTTCATTGGTGACGGCAAGGGCAAACCGACCGGCATTTTCAACGCTACAGGCGGTGCGGAAGACGGCACTTCCACCACAGGTGCAAGCATCACATTTGATGATGTGATGGAACTTTTCTACTCCCTCAGAAGTCCGTACCGCAAGAAGGCGGTATGGGTACTCAATGATTCCACTGTCAAGGCTCTCAGAAAACTGAAGGACAACACAGGAAACTACATCTGGAGTCCGTCTGTGCAGGCTGGCGTTCCGGATACCATTCTGAATCGTCCTTACAAGACATCCAGCTATGTGCCGGAAATCAAGGCAGGCAACAAATGCATGGCATTCGGCGACTTTAGTTATTACTGGGTAGCTGACAGACAGGGACGCTCTTTCAAGAGACTGAATGAACTCTTTGCTATGACAGGTCAGGTTGGTTTCCTTGCTTCGCAGCGTTTGGACGGCAAGTTGATTCTTCCGGAAGCTATTAAGACACTCACCATCAAGAAAGCGTGATGCTATGATTACGCTGAAAGAGGCGAAAAACTATCTGAGAGTGGATTATGAGGAGGACGATAGTCTGATTCAGAATCTGCTTTCTACAGCAAAAAATCTGGTAATGGACGTTGGTAGGTTAGATGATGAAAATTTTACAAAAAATGAGGATATCGTGCGGACAGCGATGCTTTTCGCACTTGGGTATCTTTATGAAAACAGAAGTAATCCTGATTACAAAAAGCTGACCTTAAATCTTCGTTCAATTCTGTTTGCACAGCGAGAGGGTGTGATGTAATGGAAATCGGAACTTTGAATCAAAGAATTACCATTCTGGAACACAGGACTGTTATTGATGAGATTGGAAATCACATCACCAAGTGGGAAGAAACATTTTCTCTGTGGGCAAAGGTAACTGTGAAAACAGCAAGTGAAACCACCGATGCAGGAGTTACCAAAGAGGTACAAAAGCTTGAATTTCTTGTCCGTCAAAGTCCTGCATCTATGAACATCAACAGTACCAATTTCCGTATTCTTTTTAGGAATAACATTTACAATGTCACCGGAATTACTCCTTTATACGACCACAACAACTACATGAAAATCGATGGTGGAATACGAAAGGCAGGTGCTTCCGATGACTACAGTTGATGCAATGGATGATGAGATTATGAAAGGTCTGACGGAATATGCAGACCTTGCAGATACGTCAATGAAAAAGGCGGTCAGAAAAACTGCAAAGTCTGTAAAAGATGAAATATCTTCAAACGCTCCAAAGCGAACAGGTGCGTATTCAAAAAGCTGGACTGCCAAAAAGACAAAGGAAAACAGCCATTCTCTTGAGATGATTGTCCACAGTAAGAATCGTTATCAACTGGCACATTTATTGGAGAAAGGTCATGCTAAACGTGGCGGTGGACGTGTATCCGGCAAACCACACATTGCTCCTGCGGAAGAAAAAGGTGTACAGCTTTTTGAGAAACTTATCGAGGAGGCCTTGTCATGACTTATGAACAAATCGCAGAGATGATGGAGGAAATGGGACTGCCTTTCGCCTATCATCATTTTGCTGAAGGTGAAAGTCCTGCACCGCCTTTTCTCATTTTTCTTTCACCTGGAGAAAATACATTTTCAGCGGATAATTCCATGTATTTCAGCTTTAAAATGCTGGATATTGAACTCTATACAGATGTGAAGAATCCTGAACTGGAAAAGCAAGTTGAACAGGTTCTGAAACGTCATAAAATCTATTACACAAAATTGGAAGTATGGATAGAGTCCGAAAAACTCTATGAAGTACTGTATGAAACGGAGGTATAACCAATGGCGAACAAGAAAAACAAGGTTAAATTCGGTTTGCAGAATGTCTACTGGGCAAAAATCAATGAGTGGGGTGAAGATCCTGACGGCAACAAGACTGTTCCTGCATATGGTCCGTCAAAACATCTCCCCGGTGCTGTATCGCTTTCTATTGACGCAAACGGCGAGGCCGAGAATTTTTATGCAGACAACGGTGTTTATTACGTCATCAACAACAATGCAGGATATACAGGCGATCTCGAAATTGCCCTTATCACAACCGAATTTGCAACTGAAATCTTAGGAGAAATCCTTGATAATAATGGTGTTCTGGTAGAAAAGAATGACACGGAACTTGCACAGTTTGCATTGATGTTTGAGTTCTTAGGCGACAAACACCATATCCGTCATGTGATGTATTGTTGCAGTGCATCACGTCCTGCGACAGAATCTGCAACTACTGAGGAAAGCACAGAAGTCAAGACTGAAAAGCTGTCGCTGAAAGCTACTCCTTTGCCGACAGGTCTTGTGAAGTCGAAAACTACTGAAAGCACCACAGATACAGTGTATAATAACTGGTTCAAAATGCCGTATAACCCTGATACGACAGTTAAGTCTTCTGCAAAGTCATCATAAGGAGGTATTGCTATGGCTATTCAGAAAAACATTACAATTGATGGAATTGAAGTGCCTTTTAAGGCAAGTGCTGCTGTGCCACGTTTGTATCGTCTGAAATTCCGCAGAGATATTTATAAGGACTTTGCTGCACTGAAAACTGAAGTCACTGAGGGTGATGAAAACAAAAGCGAAATCGGTATTGAAAGTCTTGAAGTCTTTGAAAATATCGCCTATATCATGGCAAAACACGCTGACTCCAATGTTCCTGATAACCCTGATGATTTTCTGGAACAGTTTAACACGTTTAGCATTTATGAGATTCTTCCTCAGCTTATCGAACTCTGGGGACTGAACACCGCAACGCAGGTAGAGTCTAAAAAAAACATCGCCAGACTGACCGCCCGATGACAACCCCTCTTTTTCTCCTGAGATGCAAACAGCTCGGTCTTTCTATGACCGAGCTGGATTTGCTTACGATTGGACTGATCAATGATATGTTCACGGAACGTGAAAATGATGAATATTCAGGGTGGAATGAACTTGCTTCTCAAAGTGATATGGATATGTTTTGATTACAAGTCATTTTCCTGTATTCTTTTTTGAGCAATGCCGTATACTTCTTCATCGGCTCTGGCACCAATTACAATAATCAGCATCTTATCATTTTGCTTGACAACTTTGTATACGACTCTAAGACCTGCACTTTTCAGTTTGACTTTCAGAAAGCCAGTTAGGTCATTGCCGTTTTTGTTTCCAAGCGGTTTTCCATACCCGCCTTCATAAACAGGAAGCGGATTTTGTTTCACTTTCTTGATTGCTTTTAAGACCAGTATTCTTTGACTTCCGTCAAGCGATTTTAAATCACTTTCGGCTTCCGGCAGATATTCTACTTCCCAATTCATTCAAATTCTACCTCATCAAAGTCGGTTAAATCATCGTCTGTGATTCCGAGTTCTTTCATAACTTGTTCTTCCGGAATTGTTTCTTCCGGATTGAATTTTTCCATTCGTTTTACAGCCAGAGTGAGTAAGCGGGCATCATTCACTTCATCCATCAGGCTGACATATTCATCCGGAGAAAGAAGTACACATTCCGGTGCATTGTTCTTCATAACAACTTTTGCACCGCTGTTTTTGACATCCTGAAAAATTTTTCCTGCAAGTCCACGATTGAACTGCGAAATAGAAATGGTATTTTGAATTGCTGCAATAATGTTCATACGCTACACCTCCACTTATAGTATACGTCATTTTTGCAGAAATGTCAATAGATTTGCTGATAAAAAAACTGATTATTTTATTTGAATCGAGGTGAAACCACAGTGGCAAACAGAATCAAGGGTATCACCGTTGAGATCGGCGGTGATACGACCAAGCTGTCCAAAGCTTTAGAGGGTGTAAACAAGAACATTAAAAACACCCAATCACAGCTGAAAGACGTAGAGAAACTCCTGAAGCTTGACCCAAAGAACACAGAGCTGCTTTCACAGAAGCAGAAACTTCTTGCTGACAGCATTTCTGCCACAAAAGATAAACTTGCAACGCTGAAAACTGCCGCAGAACAGGCAAATACTGCTCTTGCAAATGGTGACATCACACAACAGCAGTATGATGCCTTACAGCGTGAAATTGTCGAAACAGAAAATGAACTGAAACGTTTGGAATCAGAAGCCAAAAATGCAAATTCTGAACTTGCTAAAATCGGTGAGGCTGGACAGGTTTTGCAGAATGTTGGCGATAAAATTTCAGGTGCAGGTGAAAAACTTCTGCCTGTTACCGCAGGTGTAACTTCTCTTGGAACTGTTGCTGTGAAAACCGCCTCCGACTTTGATTCTGCAATGTCAAAGGTTGCCGCTGTTTCCGGTGCAACGGGTGATGATTTACAGGCTTTGCGTGATAAAGCCCGTGAAATGGGCAGCAAAACAAAATTTTCAGCAAGTGAAGCTGCCGAAGCGATGAACTATATGGCGATGGCAGGCTGGAAAACAAATGATATGCTGTCGGGTATTGACGGCATCATGAATCTTGCAGCAGCATCAGGCGAAGATCTTGCCACAACATCGGATATTGTCACAGATGCACTCACTGCATTTGGACTGACAGCACAGGATAGCGGTCATTTTGCTGATGTTTTAGCGGCAGCATCAAGCAATGCAAATACAAATGTATCTATGCTCGGTGAGTCGTTCAAATACTGTGCTCCGATTGCAGGTGCTTTAGGTTTTTCTTGCGAAGATACCGCTGAAGCACTTGGCTTAATGGCAAACGCCGGTATCAAGTCTACACAGTCCGGCACTTCCATGCGTTCCATTATGACTGCACTTTCGGGAGAAGTCAAATTCTGTTCTGAATCCTTTGGAGAAATGGAAATCGCAACCACCAATTCAGACGGTTCAATGCGAAGTTTATCCGATATTTTAGCAGACTGTAGGGTTGCATTTGATCAGATGTCCGAATCCGAAAAAGCGAGTGCCGCAGAAACTCTTGTGGGCAAAAATGCTATGTCGGGATTTCTTGCTCTGATGAATGCCGCACCTGCGGATATTGATAAATTGTCGGGTGCCATTGCAAACTGTGATGGTACTTCTCTACAAATGGCGGAAACTATGCAGGACAATCTCGCAGGACAGCTTACCATTCTGAAGTCACAGCTTGAGGAACTGGCTATTTCTTTCGGAGAAATTCTGATGCCTGTTATTCGTGACATCATCACCAAAATACAGGGATTTGTGGACAAGCTGAATGCCCTTGACCCTGCAACAAAACAGACCATTATCAAAATTGGATTGATGGCTGCGGCTTTGGGACCGCTTTTGATTGTTGTGGGTAAGACGATTTCTTCTATCGGAAGCATGATGACATTCATTTCAAAAATTCCGACAATGATTGCAGGGGCTAAGACTGCATTTTCAACGCTTGGTGCTGCAATTGGTGGTATTTCTGCTCCTGTGGTGGCTGTCGTTGCGATTATTGCAACGCTGGTTGCTGCCTTTGTGCATTTGTGGAACACCAATGAGGACTTCAAAAACAGCATTTTTTCCATCTGGGAACAGATAAAGTCTACCTTTGAACGTCTGACATTCGGAATCGTTGACAGAGTGAATGCATTGGGCTTTAACTTTCAGAGTTTCGGCGATATGCTGAAATCTCTGTGGAACGGTTTGTGCAGTGTGCTTGCCCCTGTATTTGAGGGTGTATTTCAGCATATTTCGGATATTTTCACCTTTGTGACGGATACTATTCTGAGCGTGCTTGATGTATTTATCGGCTTATTTTCGGGAAACTGGGAACAGTGCTGGAACGGTATCAAAGGCATTTTTACAGGTATCTGGGACTTTGTAGTCAACCAGTTCAGCAATATTCTGAACACACTGACAGGTGTGGCAGATGTATTTCTCGGTTGGTTCGGAACATCATGGGATGAAGTCTGGACAAGTATAAAAGATTTCTTCGTTGGAATCTGGGACAGCATTTGTTCCGCTTTTCAGGCTGTTGCTGACTTTTTCACAAATATCTGGAATGCAATCTCCACGTTTTTTACAACGATAGCAACTGCGATCTATACCACAGCGGTTACGATTTTTACTTCTGTATATGACTTCTTCGCAGGAATTCTGACCAGTATTCACGACTTTTTTGCCAACATTTTCAATGCAATATGGACGGTTATTTCAACTGTCTGCACCACTATTTACGACACGATTTCAAGCATCTGGAATGCGATTTACAGCTTTATTTCGCCTCTTTTAGAGGCATTTAAATATCTGTTTGAAACCATTTTTCAGGCAATTCATATCATTATCAGCAATGTGATGGATTGGATTTCGGAAAAGATACAAACCATATGGAATGCGATTGTTGCATTTCTTACCCCTCTGCTTGAGGGGATTAAAATGTTTTTTGAAACAATATGGAATGCTATTTATACAGCAATTTCGACGACATTAAGCACTATTTCAAGCGTTGTTACATCGGTCTGGAACGCAATTTCAAGTTTCATTTCAAGCATAATGAACACCATAAGCTCTGTCATTTCAGGTGTATGGAATGCAATCAGCAGTGCTGTTTCAAGTGTGGTAAATGCTATCCGAAGCACAGTATCTTCCGTATGGAACAGCATTTCTTCCACAATTTCATCGGTGATGAATACGATTCATTCAACTGTAACAAGCATCTGGAATAACGTGAAATCTTCAATTGGTTCTATTATCAGCGGTATTTACACCACGATCAAGGGCGGTTTTGATAATGCTGTCAATTATGTCAAAGGTCTTGCATCTGATGCCTGGAACTGGGGACGAGATATTGTTTCCAACATCATTGATGGCTTGAGAAGTATGATCGGCAGTCTTGCTGACAGTGTATCAAATATCGCTGATACGATCCGCAGTTATCTGCACTTTTCCGTTCCTGATGTAGGTCCGCTGACAGACTTT